TGCTGCTCGTAACCGCCAACCACGTCTACGAAGAATATGTGAAGCGGGCCGCGAGCTATCCCCGGATCGAGTGCCAACTTGGAAACATTGCCTTTAGTCCGACGGAACGGCTGATCAGTCAGGGGCGGAAGATTGACATCGCCACATTTGACATCACGGAGAACGAACTGAAGGCCATTCAAGGCATGCCATTGGAGTGGTGGCCACCTTCCGCTCCAGAAGTAAATTGGCCTGTACTCTACGCGGGGTTTCCGGCCAAGGGACGGACTCAGGTCGGGCCGATAACTTATGAGTTTGGAATCTCAACTCACATGGGCCTTGTGGAGCAGGTATACCCAGATAAATTTACAACGACCGTCCACCACGATCAGATCGTCTACGATCCCAAATACCCTGCCCCACCGCCGGGTACTGATATGGGCGGCATGAGCGGCGGCCCCGCAGTCTGCATCGTTGGAGGCGAATTCCTGACCTTTCAGTTGTGCGGAGTGATCGTCGATCAGTATCTTGCCGTAGATAACTTCACGATGGCGCGCGCGGATTTCATCGACGAAGGAGGGCGGGTAAACGGGTAGCGGCGCCGATGCCATACGCATCGTCAGCCACTAGCATAACGGGGGTTGTGGTGATCGAGCGCAACGAACGCATAGCAATCCTCGGGGCTTTCGAGCTGCGTATCAGCAACGGCGATCAGCGTCCAAATGCAGGGTACCAATATGCGCCGTTATCGCCGTTTCTTCAGGAACTTACACTGCTGCCAATGGCGAAGATCGGCACACCGGTCATCATTATGGACCTGTACTCCAACGGTGTCCGAGTCGCGACTTGGACACGCAAATCAAGCCTTGATGCGGAAATGGATACTCGCAAGAGGAAGGATCAAATCCTGGGAGAGCTAATCGCCGAGTATCAAGCGGGTCATTATTCGCAGGGTATCGAGGCTTGTCTGGATCGCTGAACCGACGGAGACGCATCGCAATATAATGCGCCGAAGTAGTACCTTGCCCTCGACCTGGAGATACGTCGCGATCTAGATCGGGTTGGTACACAGCGTGCTGGTAGATCGGCAGCGCCATGTCACGCCCACGCATGCGGGTCGTACTCGACCGCCACCTCGCCCGGCTTGCCCTCGCCGCCCCCGCTCGCGCCCACCGCCGTGCGCCGCCTCTGCGCCGGATGCGCGAAGGTCAGCACGAAGGCGTCGGCGTGGTCCGGTGAATACCCGAGCTTGGCCTTGATCGCGTCCTTCGGTTCGATCAGCAGCTTGTCGCCCTTGAACGTGTACGTCGTCTGCGTCATCGCCGCCAAAAGCTCGGGGCACGCCGGCAGCGCGCCGCCGTTTTTGATCCAGTGGGCGGCCTCGACGTACATCTCCGCGCGCTTGTTCTCGTAGCGTGGGTCGCTCGGGCGGCTCGCGAAGCCGATGCCGATCGGGTTGCGGTTCAAAAGACGCAGGTGGTCGATCCAGCTTGCGCCGTAGCCGCCGGTGTCGTCGATGAAGCAGGCGTCGAGATCGTGCTCGGCCCAGAAGCGCGACACCGCGCCGGCGCCCTGCACGCCGTCGAGGTTGCGCCAGACGCGCGGGGCGAAGGCTTGCAGGCCCTGGCGATGGAACAGCACGCTGGCATCGTCGCCGTAGCGCGCCACGTCGATGCCGGCGACTCTCGCCGAGGCCTCGATGTCCGCGGTGCGGTAGACGCGCGTGAAGGCTTCGCGCACCTCGTCGGGACCGATCAGCGTGTTGAACGAGGCCGGCGGGAACTTGCCGAAGACGTTGACCAGCACCCACGGGTTGTCGCGGCCGTAGCTCTTGATCTGCTGGCGCGCCCAGTCCGCGCGCACGCGGCTCGAGCGCTTCGGATCGTCGGGATCGCCGGTGATCTCGACCACGAACCACAGATCGCCGTCGAGCGCGCACGCGCGGTACAGCGGGCCCTCGAGATGCGTCGGGTTGCCGGCCTGCACGACATGGCCCTCGATGCACGAGCTCAGCGCCGCGTCGGCGCTCACCATCACCGCGTCGGGAATGCCGCCCGACTCGTCGAGCACGAAGAGGATGTAGTCGGCGTGCAGGCCCGCGAGCGTGTTGGCCTGCTCGTCGCGGCTGCCGGTCTTGGGCCAGCTGCGCGCCGAGATGAACGACTCCGCCGGGCACTCGCGGTTCGACACCTGCGCCTGCGTCCAGGTGAAGCACGCCTTCAAGAGGTTCGAGCGCGCCTGCCACTTCGCCAGCTCGGCCCACAGATTGTCGCGCAGATTGTCGCGCGAGATCGACGTCGCGGCACATTTCGGGCGCGGCCGCGTCACCATGAAGTTCCACAGCAGCCAGGCCTCGACCGCCGTCTTGCCCGGGCCTTTGCAAGCCTTGAGGCAAACGCGCTCGCGGTGCGGGAAGGCGTCGAGCACCTCGGCCTGCCAGGCATCGGGCGTCACGCCGAAGACCTCCTCGACGAATTGCCGAGGATGCTCGCGCCATTGCAGCAGCTTGGAGCCGGCTTCGCTCAGCGGCATGGTCAGCCGCCCCGCCTGTCGCGCTCGGCCTTGGCGCGCGCGGCTTCGAGCACCAGCTCGTCGAGCGAGACCTTGCCGGTGACCTCGAGCTTGTTGGAGAACAGCCCGAGATGCTCGCCCAGCGCCTTCCACGCCGAGATGCGCGAGGCCGGCGTCGTGCCCGCCACGCCCTCGCCCGTCGCCTCGTTCAGCAGGCCGCGCAGCACGGTCGCCTGCGTGATCTCGGTCTCGCGCTGCGTCGCCGGCTTCGCTTTTGCCGCCGTCGTCTTCGCCTTCGTCATCCGTAGCCTCCTCTCGCCTTCACCGCATCGATGTGCACCTGATCGCCGCGCCGCCTGCGCTGGTAGCGGTTGCGTGCGGTCCAGTCGGTCCACTCGCTCCAGTGCCCGTCGAGCATCACGCGCATGCGCCGGTTGCGTTGTCCGGCGGCGGAGTACAGGACCTGCAGCTCGCCGGCCGCGCGCATGGCGATGACCGTGGCGTAGATCAGCCGCTCGCCGACCTGCATCGCCGTGGCGAGATCGTGGCTCGTCGGGCACGGCTTGCCCTGGGCGCGGCCGATCAGCAGGCGCAATTCCTCGCGCGCCGCGACAGCCGACAGCGCCGGCGGCCGGCCACGCGTCAAGCCGTCGCCGCGTGCGCCGCCTGCCACTCCCGCAGGCTCATCGCGCCCTCGGGCCGCAGCGCCGCCGAGCGCTTGCGACCATCGGGCATCACCCAGACATGCACCGCGTCAGGACCGCGCGATGTACTGCGCACGCCCTCGAGCGGCGCATCCTGCTGCGCACCGGGCTCGCCGAGCAGCTCCATATCGAGCCGCCGCCTCACCTCGTTGGTCTGCCGCATCCACTCCGCGAAGCTCTCGGGCATCGCGCCGTATGCCCTGAGGCGATAGCGACTCACCACGCGCGCGCGGCAGATGCGCGTGTCGCTCGCCTGCCAGTCGATGTCGCCGTCGCGTAGCGCCCGCGCCAACGCCTCGTCGCGGATCTCCGCCTGCACGTCGTCATGCTCGACGGCGAAGCGCTCGCCCAGCCGCGCGATCCAGTCCTCGACGTCGTCGAGCGCGCGCCGCATCGCGGATCTGGTGCTCATGCCGCCTTCTCCTCGCCGGCGAACCAGCCCAGGCGATGCTCGCGGCTGATCTTCTCCAGCTCGCGCGACGCCGCGACATGGCCTTCGGCAGCGCCGTCGCGCGCCGCGATCAGCAACGCCCACGCCCGTTGCCCATCCATCCCCGCGCGCGACGTCAGCCACGTCGCCATGTCGCGATCGGCGACGTCCTGCCGCTTCAGCCGCTTCACCGCCGGCTGCGCCTGACGCAACGCGTCCGACAGCGCCAGATCGCCGACGCCGATCGCCCGCAGGCCTTTCGCCGTGCGTCTTGTCATGTCTTGAGATGACGGTGGCGGTGGCTGTGGCTTGGTTTCGTCTGGGTTAACCCGCGACAAACCACTGGGTTTTGTCTGGGTTTCATCCGGGCTTCGCGGTCGACCGCCCTTGCGGCCATTCTCGAGCTGCCGCTTGCTGTAGCCGGCGGCCTTCTCGAGCTCGCTCTCGATGCGCTTGTGCCGCCATACGCCGCCCTCGACCTGGAAGAGCGCCACGAGCGTCGGCCTGAGCTTGCGCCACTGCGCCTGGCTGTCGCAGCTGGCGATGCGCCACAGCACAGAATCGTCGTCGGCCAACGGCTTGCCGCTGCACCAGTAATGCTTGATCAGCATCAGATACGCGCCGTGCAGCGT